GGAACAACGGTCTTGGGCAAATCGCCCGGCCGTGCGAGAATGCGTGCCCGGCCAGCAGGCTGGGCCGATACGGAGAGATGGCCGAGCGGTTTAAGGCACCGGTCTTGAAAACCGGCGAAGGGTTAAACCTTCCGTGGGTTCGAATCCCACTCTCTCCGCCAGAATTTTCGAAAAGCCCCTGGAAATAGGGGCTTTTTCTTTGCCTCAGCTATTGCTACCCGCCCGCCTACCCATCCACCTGCGCAGGCCGATTCAGGGCAATCTGCTGCCGAACCCAGCCTTGCACCTCGGATTGTATCCACAGTGCGCGCCTTCCGATGCGGATTGATCGCGGAAAGCGGCCGACCTTGATCTCGCCGTAGATGAAGGTGGTGCCCATGCCGGTCATTTGCCGCACGCGGTCCAGTGACAACAGCTCTTCCAGCTTTTCAGCGGCGCCCATATTCGCCTCCCGTCGCGCGCTGCGGTTTTTGTGACTGCTCGGCCAAGCTCAGCTTGAACTGCACAACGTTGCCGGGCGCGATCGGCGCAGCACGCGGGCTCCGCACCGGCCTGTTGATCCGACGCCACTCGGCCAACGCCGCCTCGGCGTCTGCCTTCTTGCTGGTCGACCTGCAGCAGCATTCGACCAGGTGTCCACCACCGGCGCTCGCCCTCCGCTCGTCGTGGATGTGGCGCGCGCGGTGGCCTGCGGCGCAGTTGGGCAGGCCTTCGGGATGGCTGATCTGCTTCTGAGTCATGGCTTCTCGCACTCCTCAATGTAGGCGTTCAGCTGGTCACGGAGGAACGCCGCTTCCTTGGCCCTGCAACGCCTGTCAAAACTGTTGATGGGGATAGGTCCGGCGTCGATCAGCCACTGCAGCGGTTGCAGCAGCCAGCGCGGATTGAACGGAAGCCTGCTGCGCGGATCTACCGGCGGCGCCAGCGGCACGCAGTCAGGGCCGGCCCAGTCTTCGGGGTCGCCACACACGGTGCAGGTGCGGTTCTGGAACACGTGCTCCTTCTCCGGCTGCGGCACGCGCGGCTTTTCGAACAGAGCGCGAATGACCAGGCCACGCTGCGGGCCGTAGTAGACCTGTTCGGCGTTCGCTTCGGCCCAGCAGCCCGGCGCGAAGTCGTCCGCGTGGCGGTACTCCCAGCGGGCAACGTGAGCCGAGTAAAGCTCGGCCATCAGGGTGTTGGCCCAGGCGCGGACCTGGTCGGCGGAGACAGGGCCGCCAGCCGGATCGATCCGACGCATGGCGGCGACCACCGCGGCCGCCGGCGACGATGCCTTGGTGGCGTCGACCACCGCAGCCGGGTTGGCGGGGAAGCGGGGCGTGTTCATAGGAGCTCCGGGTGGCAATCCATGTAGGCGCCGATCACTTCCGCCGCGACTTCCGGGACGATTGCATTGCCGTAGGCGCGCAGGCGTCCCACTCGGGCAGGAACCCCATGAGCCAGCAGACGAATGCTGGGTTCAACGCGCCTGGCTTTTCCGTCGTGGCCGATGACCCATCCGGCTCCATCCCAATGGCTACGCTCGACAGATACAGCCCGTGCCGGCCATCGAGCTGCGAGGGCGGGATCTTGGTCGTGCGGTTTTCGTTGGCCGATGCTCTCGGCGTTGGGTACAGAGCAAGTGCGTGCGCACGGATCGCTACCAGCCCCGCCGAGTTGCCCGCCTCGTTGTTGCCATTCTTTGCTGGGGCCAGGGAGGTAGGGGTGGGCCACAATGCCGCTACCTGGTCCGCCAGGCCCACCTGCGGATCGGAGGGCTTCCGGCCTTCCAGCTTCACCACGTTCGACTTCGCATCCACCACGTGCGCGTTCGGTGTGCGCCACAAACCACAGGCGATCCCTTCGGTGGGGCGCGTCGACGGCACAAGCTGGGACAACGACCGCCCGGCAGGCGTAGTCCTCTGCTTCCAGGTCAGCAGACACTCCGTCGAGCCAGTTCTTGCCAACCGCCGCCGCAACCTGTTCTCCCATGACGACAGCGGGCCGTCGGGCACGGATGAGGCGAAGGAAGTGGGGCCACAGGTGCCGATCGTCATCCTGGGCTTTTCCTTTACCCGCGACGGAGAACGGCTGGCACGGGGCGCTGCCGGTCCAGAGCTCGCGGTCGTCGGGCCACCCAGCAAGTCGAGCTGCAAGGGACCAACCGGCGATGCCGGCGAAGAAATGGCACTGCCGGTATCCGGCGAGGTCTGAGGGTTGAACATCGGTGATGCTCCTGGTGTCGACGTGGCCGGGCGGGATCAGCCCGGCATCGATGAGGTTGCGGATCCACTGCGCGGCGTATGAATCCCATTCGCTGTAGTAATTCACCCGACTATCGCTCACCGGCAGAACATGTGAGCATCGGCCGAATCTCAAGCAAGGAATGCGGTATGAACCCACAGCAAGAAGAGGCGCAGCGTGCGAAGGCGTACAAGCGGATAAAGACTATTTGCGACGGACTCCTCGCTGTAATGTCCCTCGCTGGTGGTCCGGCGATTGTCTTGCTTGCATTCGACCCCGCGACAAAATTTGTGCCGCACGCCTCGTCTGCGGTCGTGCTTTTCACGCTGATAGTGGCGGGCGGGGTTCTGCCGATGATCCCAGTGGTATCTTTCGCAGTGAGCGCTTTTCCAAAAGCACTGGGAAAAGCGGATGGTGTGTGGCGCACCATTTTCATCTTCGTGATGGGCTTGGTTTGTTTCGCTGTAAACGATTTTGCATATGACTGGCACACAAAACGGACTGAAGACGCTATTGCCACTACCCAAAGAATCGAAGATGGGAAACGCGCCCAGTCGGCTGCGGATAAGGAAGAGCTTCGTGCATTGATCGAAGGGGCAGTAGCGGAGAAATGCGGACCTTCAAGAACAGCGCCGTAGCCAAGGTCGCAGCCAGGAAAGCGAGCGGGCTGGGGCGCATCTCCAAATCGCACGCATCTGCCGCGCTTCGCGATCTTCGGGGCGGCCTGGGTCTTGTCGGCGGTCATGCATGCTGCTCCTTGCGTTCGGTGGTGGCGCGCGCGCTGTGCGCGGCGAGGTTGTCCCAGCGGTCGGCCTCGGCCAGGTAGAAGGCGCGGCGCTCCAGCCGGACGGTTTCGGTGAACTGCACGTCGTGCAGTGCGCGCTCGGCGGCGGCGCGGTTTGCCGCTGCCATGCGGGCTGGGTCGTGATCAAAGATGTCGAGCTGGTTACGCATGCTGGACTCCTGGGATGGGTTGCCGGCTGGTGGAACCCGGCCGGCGCGGGCTCCCTGCGCTACAGGGGGAGAGCGCAGGGCAGGGGATCAGTGGGTGTCGTCTGCGGGCATCGGCGCGCGCTGTCGCTCTGACGCGCGCTGCTGCATTTCCTCGCGGAACGCTGGCCAGTTCCGGACCAGGTCGCGCACGCCGCACCAGGCGAAGAAGACGACGCCTGCAGCGAAGGGCAGGAGGAACGAGGCAGCGCCGGTGTAGATGGCGCGCGCGAGCAGCGCCAGCAGCAGCCCGACGATGACGGCGCAGTAGAAGGGCAGGGCGAGGTGGCGCATTACTCGGCGTCCTGTTCGGTGGTGGGCTCGGCCGGCGCCGGGCCGGCGGGCGGGGTGATGGGCGGGATGCCTACGGCCATGGCGGCGATGAAATCGGGGGCGGTCATGGGGCACCAGCTGCAGTGATGTGGCGCTCTACCCACGTCCGCATGCGCGTCCATCGCTGCTCCGGGGTTTCGTTGTCCCGGCGCCACTCGCCGTCGTTCTCGTGAACGATCTCGGCCGCCATCGCTTCGGCGATTCCAAACGCCTTGCTCACGGCCTCGCGGTCGTTGGGGTCCAGGCCGGTCATGTCCAAGCCGCGCTTGGCGCCGATCACCCCCAGCGTGCAATGGCAGCCTGTGCTGTCCTGCAGCTGCTCGGCGATGAGCCGCTTTTCTGGCATCGCGTCGAGCGCATCGCGAAGCTCGATCAGGAACTGCTGGCCGCGCTTGCCGCGCAAGGCGGAAGAAACCGCGCCACGCCAGCAGATCAGCGGCCAGGTGTCGCAGTCGTCGCTGTATCCGCTGCGGCTCATGCAGCACCGCCTTGGGCGCTCGCGCCCTCGATCGTGGCAATGAATGCCCGCAGCTTCTCGTGGCTCGCGGCCGGCAGGGAAATGTAGGTGCGGCCTGCAACAACACAGGGGTCGTTGTCGTCCTCGGTGAAGGTCGGCGCGGCATCCGTGGCCGCGAACATCACCATGGCCTTTCTGCCTTGAGTGCGTCGCCAGCCTGAAATGTGCCAGCCACCCTCATCCTTCATGACGCGCAGACGCATGCCGAAGGCAGGGACTTCGATGATGGCGAAGCTCGGGGCGATGGGTGCGCTCATGCAGCACCTGCCTGTGCGCGCGCTGTGCGGCGAGCCGCAGCGACAGCGCCCGCTGCGCTCTTGCCGTTCCGCAGGACGGCATTGGCGGCGATGCTTGCTGCGACGACGACCTGATAGGGGAGCAGGCCCCAGCGCTTACCGGCGCGGGCGACGATGCCTGCGGCTGCTGCCGCGCGCTGTGCCTGGGAGTGGTTGGCGATGACGGCGCTCATGCGGCGGCGTCCTGGCTTTCGCCGCGCAGCTGCTGGGCAGCGCGTTGCAGTTCGGCAGCCAGCTGGTCAGTCTCGACCGCGTCCAAGAGGATGCTTGCGCAGCCGATAGTGACGGTGACGACGCCCAGGTCGGGCATCGGTGTGGCAGCGGGCTTCAGGTCTTTGAAGGCGCCGAGAGATAGGCGAGCCATGTGTGATCTCCTGCGCCGCGCCCCGGGATGGGACGGTGTTCGGCGTTGGAGACAGTAAAGCAGCGCTTTAGTTTCAAGTCAAGCGATGCTTAAGAAATTTGTCCGAGCCAATAGAAAAGCCCCGCCGGAGCGGGGCTTTGGTCGCGATGATCTGTTGATTACTGGGCGTCCGCGGGAGCCAGTCTGGTTCGAACGCGCTCTAGAGCCGCTTGAGTTTCGTTCTGAACATTGTTGCCAGTCAGGCGCTGTGACCGAACCTGGCCGAACGCCATCTGGGTTTCGACCATCTGATATGCGGTCAGGAAGACGCCATGATTCTGCTTAGCGAAGGTGAATTGGATGCTCACCTCCGGAGTCGTGGAGTAGGAGTTGCCGATTAGCGTCTGTGTTAGCGCTGCCTGCATCCCCTGCATTTGCATCTTGCAAGCCACCGTATTGCTGGTCACGTTGGCCGATCCACCCATCTCTGCGCAGCGCAGGACTAGGTCATCTCGGACCTGCTCCGTATCGACAAATGGAATGAAAACCTCAGCGTTCCCGGAAGCGGTTGGCTTATTGAGAGCCTGTTGTGTCGCGCAGCCAGTGAGTGCGACTGCAGCTGCGACTATCGCAAGGTACTTCATGATTCCCCCTGGGTCCTTTGATTCTCGATGAACGTCTTCCGTGCCAGCCGATCCAAGACTGCCGGAATAGGTCAGTTGAATCGGTCTATTCGATTTCTGAGGTACACCTTGCCGCCGATGACCGTGTTGCGAGGCATAGCGAACGCCGGATAGAGCGCAGCGTTAGCGCTGACCACGTACACGGCATCGCCCCGATCCTGAAGGGCCTTCACCTGCTGCCCGTTCCCGGTATTGAGCAGGTAGATCCCATCACCATCGAAAGAGGTCACCCCAGTGTCGACCATCAAGGACTCGCCGGGGTTGATAACCGGAATCATAGAGTCGCCGCGACCCGTCACCAGCACCAGCCTGCCTGGTGCCGGAACGAACCCAACAATCGACCGGATGTAGGTGGGCGCGAAGTCCATCGCTCGGACAATGTCCGGAAAATCATCATTGATACGCCCATCCCCCATGTCGGCATCTCCGTCCAGCTGTTGGACGCGAACATAGCTTTGGTCGGTCGCAGAAATCGCGACGACATCCACTGTCTCACCCATGCCGAAGTGAGACAGGGGCTTGCCTGTGAGATGCGCGAGCTTCGGGAGCTTTCGCTTATCGACCTTCCCTGTGCGAAGCCACCCGGAGACAGCCTGCTCCGTCACGCCAAACGCGTCCGCGACACCTTTTTGTGTCAGCGGGGACTCTTCAATGGCCGAGCGAATGGCGGCCGCCATAGCGGTGTTGTCAAGCATCGCTTGATTGTCCATCGGCCTATGCGCGAATGTAAGAAAGCATTGCTTGACTGCAAACTAAAGCAACGCTTAAGCTGGCGTCATGAACCCAATCGCCACCGCCATCGAGAAGTCGGGAGCCGGTCAAGCCGGAATCGCTCGCCTGTTGGGGGTATCCCCGCAGGCGGTAAACCAGTGGGTAAGCGGCATCAGGCCTGTTCCGTCTCGCCACGTGCTCGCCATTGAAGCTGCAAGTGGGATTTCCCGCCATGAACTTCTCCCTGAGGTGTTCGGGCCAGCTCCAGGGGCCGTCGCTCCGCTCAGTTCTGGAACATCCAGTTCCCAGGCTCCCTCGGTCCTTGTTGACAGTCGCATGAGCAAGCGCGCGCTGCGCGCCAAGCTGGGCCTGAGCACCGACAAGCAGTTGGCCAAGGTTCTGAAGTTGCCGTTGGAGCAGGTGAGCGGTTGGGCGGATGACGAGATGGTCCCGGCCTTGCCGCAGGTAATGAGGCTGCTTGGACACCCCGTGCAGCTGGAGCCGGCCAAGCCGGCCAACGACGACCCCGATGCAGACCGCATCGCGCCAATTGAGGTGGCCTGATATGCGATGGCTTCGCGATGCGCTGCGCAGATGGCTGGTGCCTGAGATTGGTGAGATCCGTTCGACGCAAGAACGCCTGTTGGCTGATGAGCGAAAGAGGGCGATCCGAGAGCACCTGCGGACCGCCCCGAACGACGCGCTCAGCGAGCGGAGAACTCTGCGATGAGGCGCTTCATTTCCAGCATCTCCTCGAGCGCGCTGCGCAGTGCGGCCGGCATCGTTAGCACGGCAACCGACTCCCCATTGATCAGGACTTCCTCGACGTCCTCCGGGAATGTCGCTCGGGCTGTGTTGAGTCGGATATCCCTCGCGCGCTGGCTCAACAGCAACGCCTGGATGTTCTCCAGCAGCTCTTCCTTCATGTCGCCCTCCTTGCGGGCTGTGTTGTTGGCACATCCAGCGTAGCGCAAGGAGGGCGACACCCGTCGTCCGTGAGTTGTTGATCTCCATGGCGCCCATCGTGCGCCGCCCGGCCCCAACCCGAAACCCTGAAAAGCCGTCCCTCCCAAGGTGACCCGATGACCTGCCGTACTTCCTCGCTCAACTGGCTCGACAACCTCTACAACTCCGTGCGCGAGACGCCGGGAGGTGTGGAGGCTGCAGCTGCGTACCTGGCCCAGCGCCGGGGCAAGTCGATGCATCCCGAGACGCTGCGCGCCAAGTTGCGCGGTCTGGAGGGTGAGTCGGTGACGCTCCAGATCGCCGAGTTGCTGACCGAGTGGATGCAGGAACAGGCGGGCGGTGGTGAGCGTGCGCTGGGTTGGCTGCAGTCGTTGGTAGCGCGTTTCGGCATGGCCGCCGACGTGGTGCCGCCGGCGCCGGAGGGCGGCTGGTCCGACGAGATCGGCGCCATCCAGATGAAGCTGCTGGAGATCACCAGTCGGGTCGGGAAGCTGTCCGGTACTGCGGTGGAGGCCATCGCCGACTCGACCATCACGAACGCAGAGGCCGAGCAGATGATTGCCGAGATCCGCGCGCTGCGCACGATGGCCAATCGCTTGGAGCGCAACGTCGCGCGGGCTGCGGCGAAGGGGAGGGTGGCGCGATGAACCATCCTGCGCGATCCACCGATCCCAGCACCAGCCACGAGGCCGCACGCCACGTTGTGCACAGTGGTCTCCAGGCCGATCAGCAAGCCGTGGCGCTTGCGGCCGTAAAGTTCGCGTCGGGCCTGACCAGCCATGAACTGGCGCAGAGAACAAACCTCGACCGCTACATGCTCGCGCGACGCTTGCCGGAGCTGGCGGAGGAGGGCCTTGTATGGCGCGGCCCGAAGAAGCCCTGTGCGGTAAGCCGCCGCAGCGCTTGCACCTGGTGGGCCGTTGCGCCGGGCCAGACGTACCCGATGGCGGTCTGACCCATGAGCATTTCCCTGATGACCGCCGCGTGGCGTCTTGACCTGCCGGCGTCGCCAAAGCTGGTGCTACTGGCCCTGTGCGACTGGGCGAATGACGAGGGTGCCAGCCTGCATCCGTCCGTCAAGGCGGTGGCAATCCGCGCGTCGATGAGCGAGCGCAATGCCAAGCGGGTTCTGCACACCCTGATCGAGGCCGGGTGGCTCTCGGTGGTGGGCAATTCGCTGGGTGGAAAGCCCGGTATGACGCGGCAGTACCAGCTCAACGCTGCGGCGATCATGCGGGGTGGACTCACCCCGACGGGTGACAACTTGTCACGGGTGACAAATCCCGCAGGGACGGGTGACACCACGGGCAAGGGACGGGTGACAAATGGAGCAGAGACGGGTGACACGGGTGTCACCCAAACCACCATAGATCCATCAGTAGAACCACCAAAAGCAAAGAAGCGCGCAAGCGCGCCGCTCGTGGTCGCGGTGGATCTCGATTTCTCGACCTGGCCCAACCCGCCTTCACCGCAAGTCCTCGGTGACTGGCTCCACCTCCGCCGCCAGCGCCGCGCCCCGGTCACACCGACGGTGCTGGAGGCATTTGGCCGCGAGCTGCATCTGGCAGCGGCCCTGGGCTTGACCGTCGATCAGTGCCTGGCGAAGTGCTGCACCCGCAACTGGCAGGGCTTCGAAGCCGCATGGCTGGAGCGCGACATTCCGACCAACTCCCGAACCACTGGAGGTTCCAATGCAAGCCATCACGTCGGTTCTGCCGGCCGCACCGACCAGCTCCACCAGCAGTTCCTCGCCGGTCGACGGGGCCAAGGCGGTGGTGGCGGGCTTGGCGGCGATGCCGGAGAGGTCATCGACGGAGATTTCAGCGTCGTCCGCTGAGCCCCTCAGCGAGGAGGTTGGCGATTACCTGTTCACGTTCTGGAAGCAGATGGGCTCGATGTTTCCGGGCACCTGGGAGCGCCAGAACGGAGTGGCACCGGTGAACAAGGCTGGTGTTCTGACCATTGCGGGCAACACCTGGTTTCAGGTGCTCAAGGGCCGAAGCCGCGCGCTGCATGCACGGGGCATGGCCTGTTGCCTGAGCGAGGGCAGGGAGTGGCCGCCGAACCCGGGCAGGTTCTTGGCGATGTGCCTGGACATTCCGGTCATGACCGCTGTGGAGCGGGAGATGGTGCCGGGGCGTCCGCAGAGCGGCTTCACAGTGCTGGTTCGCTCGATGTTGGACCTGCACGTCTACGCCAGCGCAGACAACGGGTTCCAGCAGCGCCAGATGCTGAGCGAGGCCTACGAACGCGCGGTGCGCCATGTGGTGGAAGGCAAGCCGGTGCCGGAGCCGGTGCTGGCAATCGAACAGGAGAAGCACGGCGTTCGGCCGGTCCGCGATCGCGAGTTGGCGCGCGCTGCGATGGAGCGGGCTGCCGCAGAACTGAACTTCGATGGTGACTGAGGCGGAACTGGCCCAGGCCGAGCAGGCCGGGAGCTGGGCGCGGGACGCTTGTCGGGATCGGGAGTCGGCACCGCGGTACGAGATGGGCCAGGACGGCGTCAGGCGCCGTCGGCGCTGGCAGGCAGGTTGGGACAAGCGGGACCTGGAACTGAGCGCGGCACGCCGCATCACGACGAGGAAGAAGCGCTGATGTGGTCGAAAGCACCGCCACGGACGAAGGAAGAGGGCGCCCGGATCGAGCTGGCCAAGACCGGGCCGTGCATGGCCTGTCTGGCGCTGCTGGAGCAGCAGCTGTTGGAAGCCGAGCTGGTGGTTTACGGCTGCGATTACAACCACGCCAAGAGCGGCAACCGGCGGCGCGGCCACTTCTTCGGCTTCGCGCTCTGTGTATGGCACCACCGCCGCATTCCGATGGAGGGGAACACCTTCGCGACGATGCGCCAGATCTACGGCCCGAGCCTGTTGGATGGCTCGCGGACCTTCCACGAAACCTACGGATCTGATGACGACCTGATCGAGCAGCAGACCTATATCAACGAACTGAGGGCGACGGCATGAAGAAGACGAAGGCACTGGCACCGAGGTTGAACCCTCAGATCGCGCCCAGGGAGCGGCGGATGGACCACAACACGGTGTCCCGTCCCAAGCGAAGGAAGCCCGGCACGCTGGCGGCCGGCCAAGTCGAGACGGTAGAGCAGTTCGAGGCTCGTGGTGGACAGGTGCAGCGCCTTCCGGCCAACTGGGAGATGGGACATGCAAGTTGACGTTTTTGGGGTGTACGTTCGCGCTGAGCTCGACCACTGGGGAAGGGAGTTCGCACTTCACCGGGATTGCGCTGAGCTAGGTCACCAAGCGAGGAACCTCCTACAGGTCTTGATTGAGCACAAAGGTGATCTAGCAGGAAGGGTCAAGGGTTACAAGCCGATCGAGTCTGATGCGCGGGCGCAGAGAATAGAAGACATCGTCACTTCAATTGCTCGAGACAGCATCGTGATGGCGTGTTGCCTGCGTGCTTACCACTGTGGCTTGGGGAGACGCAAAGTGGAGCGCTTTGACACTGCGCTCAGACTTCTGGCGAACTGCTCTCAAAGGCCGATATCTAACCGCCAATATCTCAGTTTGGTTGAGCTTGGCTTCCAGCGTGTTCGCGGCCGACTAGAAGCTTGCGCGATCGCTGCGTAGAATTGCGTCGAATTCTAAGCGGAGCAGGGGATGGCGGCGCACGTTGAGCACGAGTTTAGGGGGAAGTTCGTCCTGGAAGAGGAGCATCTTCGCAAGCTCGATCAGATGATAGGGCAGAAATGCCCTGCTGGAGGTAGGTATCGACTGGCCATTAAGAGGTCGGACTCTGCAGCCTATACCACGGATCAAATCGATGAGGTGTGTGCGGAGGAAAATGGAGCTTCAGCCGCGATTTCCTCGATAAGCTATTTGGTTGAATCTGAGTGGTTGTCAATTAAGTTGGAGTTCGTGCGGGGGAAGAAGGCAAATCTTGAAGTGGTCGGTGATGATCGTGGCGAGGTCTTCCTTATCGCAGGGGACCTGCGTTCGTACATCGATGCCGAAATCATGAAGTGGCGAGCCATTTCTAGGAAGGGTGTTCTTTCCTACGTGGTCCCAGCCTTGATGTTCATCGCGTTGGGTGTCGTTTTCGGTTTTACTTTCTTTAACCAGGCATCTTCAGCTGAAATAAGCGCGGCCTTAGCTAGTCGCGATCTTCATGCGAAGCTTGATTTCCTTATCTCTCAGCGCCCTGAGACGCGCATTACAGCCTTCTCTTGGGTAATGGGGGTTCCTTTCGTTGTAATGGGGATTACCATCTTCGATCTGCATACGCGGCTTATCAATTTTCTTTATCCGCTTGACGACTTCTTTATCGGGAAGAAGAAGGCGCTTCTCCAAAAGAAGGCGACTCTGCGGCAGAATATATTCTGGATCGTGATAGTGACGACCTTGATCTCTGTTGCCGTCGCTAAGCTCTTTCAACAGAAGGCGTGACATCATTGACGGGTGTGCACCTGTACTGTAATTTACATGCCACGTTGACATAGAAGCCCCCGGCGAAAGCTGGGGGCTTTTTCTTTTTCGGAGACGCCATGGCGCAAATCACTCCCCAACAGGCTGGCGGCGTGAACGTCGTGGCCTTTCTCGACATGCTGGCGTGGTCCGAAGGGACCGACAACGGCAAGCAGGCGACCAAAGACCGTGGCTATGACGTGATCGTCGGTGGCCACCTGTTCAATGGATATGCCGACCATCCGCGAGTCTTGGTGCCTCTGCCGAAGCTGGGCATCCAGTCCACCGCCGCAGGCCGCTACCAGCTGCTGCGCCACTACTACGACGCCTACCGGAAGACGCTGGGCTTGAAGGACTTCTCTCCGCTGAGCCAAGACCTGATCGCACTCCAGCAGATCCGCGAGCGCCGCGCTCTGCCGCTGATCCAGGCGGGAAGGATCGCGGAGGCCATCAAGCAAGTCAGCAACATATGGGCAAGCCTGCCTGGTGCTGGCTACGGCCAGAACGAGCACAGGCTGGCTGACCTGTTGGCTGCGTACCGGAAGGCTGGCGGGACGGTGGCTCCGTGACCGGGGTCGATGTGGACTGGCAAGCCATCGGTACGGCCGTTGGCGGTCTGATGGTCGGCGCTGGTGGTGTTGCACTGTGGTGGCGCAAGCAGTTCGTTGAGACTGCCAGGGAAGGGGCCGAGGTCAACGTGATCCAACTGATGCGCGAAGAAGTGACCCGGCTGGGCGAACGGGTGGGGCGTATGGAAGCCAGGGAGCTGCGCTTGATCCGCCATATCTACCGGCTTGAAGGATTGATGCGCGCAGCCGGCTTGGAGCCGCCGCCGTTTGACCCGGACAGCGACACGATCAGGCTAGGGGGTTCCGAGTGAGCAGGATCGCCATCGCGGTCGCCGCCTTCGCGCTTTGGTCCGGTGCCATGTTCGGTGCTGGCTGGGCTTGGCGCGGCGACCGATCTGAGGGTGTAGCCGCCAAACAACGCGCCGCCGGCGCTGAGGCATTCGCCGACCAAGTGAATCAAACCCGCGCCACCGAGCAGAGCAAGGCGCTGCAGCTGGCTGACATTGGAGCCAAGCATGAAGAAGACCGGACTGCGGCCGAGGCCGTGCCTGCTGCTGTTGTTGCTGGCCTGCGCAGCGGCAACCTCCGCCTGCGCGACGACCTCGCCACCTGCCACACCGCTCGCCTGTCCGAAGCTGCCGCCGGCGCCGTCGAACGTGATGCGCGCGCCGAACTACGTCCAGAGGTTGTCGGAGCTGCTGTTCGAATCGTCACCGACGCCGAAGACCATGTCCGAGCCTGCCAAGCGGTGATCGCTGCTGACCGGCAGCCGGTGACGCAATGAACCGCCGGATGCTGGCGCTTGGCCGGTTGAAGGTCGGCGAGATGAACAGGACCGAGGCGGCGTATGCCGAACGCCTGCGCGTGTTGCAGGCCGCCGGCGAGATCCTGTGGCACCGGTTCGAGGGGCTGAAGCTGCGTCTGGCGGACAACACCTTTTACACGCCCGACTTTGCCGTGTTGGAGGCCGACCGCGTCATGGCCTGTCACGAGGTGAAGGGTCACTGGCAGGACGATGCCAGGGCCAAGATCAAGATTGCTGCGGCCATGTACCCATTCCGCTTCATTGCGGTGAAGGCCAAGCCCAAGCGAGACGGCGGCGGCTGGGCAGTGGAGGAGTTCTGATGAGCGGACATATTCACACCCCTGGCGACGGCCGAGGGCGGCGCAGAGTGCTCGTGGACGGCCGCGAGGTGAAGCGGGTTGTTTACGCCAACACAGTCACCGGTGAAGTGCGCCATTACGAAGATCCCATCCGCATTGTGGGTGATGAACCTGTGACCCATAGCATGCGCGGCCACGTCGATGTGGAGTTCGTCAATGGCTGAGTCCCTGATGGCAGCTGTCCGCATGCGTTGGTGGCTGCGGTGCTACTTGGCCGTGGTGGTGTGGTTTGCCCGGACGACGGGCATGGAACCGGACTGGGATCGGGTCGAGCGGTGGATACGTCGCGGCCTGGTACTTCGAACAACGAGGGTTGCCGATGGACGTTGCACGGATTGAAGCGCTGGCGGCAGAACTGGCCGCCGAGCAAGCTGCGCGCGCAGCCGCCGACGCCGCCTTGGCCGCGCGCATCGATGGCAGCACAGATGCTCGCATTGACCGTCTGGTCGGGGTCATCGAGCAGCAGGGCGGGCAGATCGCGGAGCTGGCGGCGCATGTCGGCATGCTGGTCCAAGCTGTCGCGCAGCTGTTGGGGGAGGAAGCTGGCACACCGGTTCCGGACGAAGGTGCCGAGCCTCCGCGCGTGGACTTGGACGGGAACCCGTACTGATGCCTGTCAGGCCAGCGCAGCACCGAGCGGCAGGTTGGCGTCCCTACAAAGAAACCAGCGCCCAGGTGCGCAAGAGGCAGGCCCGCCGCGCGCTGCCAACGAACTCAGCGCTCTGGAGGCGGATCCGAGCGGTGGTGCTGGCCCGTGAGCCGCTGTGCAGGTGCTGCGCGGAGCAGGGAAGGGTGCGGGCAGCCACTGAGGTCGACCACATCGACGGGGACGATGCCAACAACGCCGACAGCAACCTGCAGCCCCTGTGCCGGCCGTGCCACAGCACGAAAACAGCGCTGGAGAACGGCGGATTCGGCCGAGGAGCGCGGGATTGATGGTTCCACGAGCGTGGAACGTCCACAATCACGCAAATTAACTAAATATTAACATTTTAACGGGGGGGAGGGTCAAAGTTCGGCGCCCTCTCGCGACGATACGCGCGCCCCCCTTTCTTCGCGCGTCCACAGAATTTGAATTTCAGATTTGGAGCTGACCGGCGATGGCCAGGCACAAGCAGCCCGCCGAGCTGGCCAAGCTCAAGGGGGCGGATAAGCGCAACCCACAGCGCTACAAAACCGAGGCGCCAAAGACCGGGAAGGCGCTGGGCAAGGTGCCCGGCCATCTGCCCGAAGAGGTCTCAGTGGTCTGGAAGGAGCTGGAGAAGTGCGCCCTGCCGGGCGTCCTCACCAGCGCAGACCGTTTCATCATGGAAGTGGCGTCATCGCTGCTTTCCGAGTTCCGCGCCAATCGCGGCGAGTTCGTCGCGGCCAAGTACTCCCACCTGATCGGCTGCCTGGCGCGCTTGGGCCTGACCCCGGCGGACCGTCAGAAGCTGGGGACCGAGAAGACCCCGGAGGGCAACCCATTCGACGAGTTCTGATCCATGACCCCCACCGAATCAGCCAAGGCCTACGCCAAGGGCGTGACGGCGGGAAAGATCATTGCCAACGAGTTCATCCGGTTGGCCTGCCAGCGGTTCCTCGATGACCTGAAGCGAAAGGGGGCCGACTGGCCCTACAAGTACGACGCCGAGAAGGCAGACCGTGCGGTGCGCTTCATGGAGAAGATGCCGCACACCAAGGGAAAGTGGGCGGCGCAGAAGCGGCTGCTGGTGCTTGAGCCCTGGCAGCGCTTCATTGAGTGCAATTTGTTCGGCTGGGTCCACAAGAAGACGGGGCATCGGCGGTTCCGCCGTGCCTACGAGGAGATCCCGCGCAAGAACGGCAAGTCGCTTCGCCTGGCTGCCCGTGGCCTGTACTTGTTCTGCGCAGACGGCGAGGCAGGTGCCGAGGTCTACTCAGGCGCCACCAGCGAGAAACAGGCCTTCGAGGTGTTTCGGCCGGCCTGGCAGATGGTCCAGAAACTGCCGGCGCTGCGCTCGCGCTTCGGCATTGAGCAGGCTGGCAACCCGAAGAACCCCGGCCCGCTCTTCGTCATGGAGGACATGTCGAAGTTCGAGACGATGATCGGCAAGCCGGGCGACGGTTCGAGCCCGCATGCTGCGCTCGTGGACGAGTACCACGAGCACGACGACGACCACATGGTCGATGCGATGGAAACGGGCATGGGCGCGCGCGAGCAGCCCCTGCTGTCGATCATCACCACAGCCGGCACCAATCTATCCGGCCCTTGCTTCGAAATGCGGGGCGATGCGATACGCATCCTGCGCGGCGAGGTCACCGACGAAACGGTTTTCGCCGCGATCTACTGCATCGATGAGGGCGACCGTTGGGACGACCCGGCGAGCCTGCGCAAAGCTAACCCCAACTACGGCGTGTCTGTATTCGAGCAGTTCCTGCTCGATCAGCTGGCCAAGGCAAAGCGGTCAGCGAGCAAGCAGAGCGCTTTCCGCACCAAGCACTTGAACGACTGGGTGGGCGCCAAGCTCGCGTGGATGAACATGCTGGCGTGGCAGCGGCAGAAGCGGGCGTTTGAGATTGACGACTTCGCCGGGTGCCCGTGCTGGGTCGGCGTTGACCTGGCTTCGAAGCTGGACGTAGCCGCGGTCGTGATGCTGTTCGAGAAGGACGACAGCTACTACGTCATCCCAAGGTTCTACGTGCCGGAGTCGGCCGTGGAGGATAACGAGAAGTACCAGCATTTCCTGCTGGACGAGCTGATCGTGTCCACCCCCGGCAACATGACCGATTACGCCTTCATCGAAGAAGAGCTGAAGGAGCTTGCCGCGCGGGGTATCGACGTTCGGGATATCGCGTTCGATCCGGCCCAGGCGGCATACCTCATGACGAGGCTGGAGCAGGAAAGCCTGCCGGTGGTCGAGATGGCACAGTCCGTGCGCAATCTGTCAGAGCCGATGAAGGAAGTGGAAGCGCTGATCCTCTCACGTCGCTTGTGGCACGACGGCAACGCGGCGATGACATGGATGATGGGCAACGTGGTTGCGCGCCTGGACGCGAAGGAGCACGTCTACCCGCGCAAGGAAAAGATGGAGAGCAAGATCGACGGCGCGGTGGCGCTAATCATGGCCATGGGCCGCGCCATGCAGGCGCGGGACACCGGCACAACCCAACAAGGCTTCGTGGTGATCGACTGATGTTCGGACTATTCGAGAAGAACCGGCGGGCCGATGCCCGCGACCGTATCGAGCCGACGATCAGCAACCTGGTCGACGGCGAGGTGATCCAATCCTCCAGCCCGGCAATGTTCGAGGTGTTCGGGAACCCGACGACCGCCTCTGGTGCCGTTGTCAGCCCGGAATCCGCGATGCGGGTCTCGGCGGTGTTCGCCGCCGTTTCGTTGCTGGCAGGTGCGATAGCCCAGCTGCCGCTGCCCGTCTTCGAGCGCGTGGATGGGCACCGCAAGCGGGCTGAGCACGACTACTGGTGGCTGCTTAACGAACAGTTCTCCTCCGGTTGGTCAAGCGCCACCGGCTGGGAGTTCATCGTCGGCCAAATGCTGCTGCGCGGTGATGGCGTCGCCTACGTGACGCGCAACCGCGCCGGCGTGGCGACCGGGCTGATTCCCTGGCCCCGCGACAGAGTGATGATTCTCAAGCAGGACAAGACCAGCCCGCGTGAACCGACGCGCCTGCAGTACACGTTCCACGACGTGGAGGGGTACTTCACCGTTGACCAGGACGATGTGCTCCATTTCCCCGGCTTCGGATTCAACGGCGTGCACGGCATGTCGGTGATCCAGTGGGGTGCTCGGAACGGCATCGGCATTGCCATCCAAGGGGATGAGCATGCCGGCAAGTTCTTCAGCGAGGGCGGTAAGCCGGAGGTGGCCATCACGGCGACCAACAAGATGAACCAGGCGATGCAGGATGACTTCCGCGATGCCTGGGTCAAGAAGTACGGAGGCACGCAGGGCAACCGCCGCATACCTCTGATCCTGACGGAAGGGCTCGATATCAAGGAGCTGACCATGTCCGCCGTCGACCAGCAGCTGCTGGAGTCCCGGCAATGGCAGGTCATCGACGTGGCTCGCGCATTCGGTGTTCCGCCTCACATGATCGGCGAGACGACCAAGTCCACCAGCTGGGGCAGCGGCATCGAGAGTATGGGCATCGGCTTCGTGAAGTACACGCTGGGTCCGCACCTGAAACGGATAAAGGACGAGCTGAACCGCAAGCTGTTCCGCACGCCGCGCTACTTCGTTGAGCACAACGTTGACATGTTCATGGCCGGTGACTCAAAAACGCAGGCTGAGTACTTCAGCAAGGCGCTGGGCGGCCCCGGAACACAAGGCTGGATGGCCGTGAACGAAGTCCGCCGCCTCAAGAACCTGCCTCCCATCGAGGGTGGCGACGAGCTTTACAAACCGAAAGATCCCGCGCCGCCGGCGAAGCCCAGCGGCGACGACCCTGAAAGGAACCCTGACGATGCCGATTCCTAAGCTGCTGCAGCTGGCCAAGAACAATACAGGCCAGTCCCAGCCGATCCGCGCCGAGGCGGACGGCAACGAGGCCACCATCTACCTGCACGGCGTTATCGGTGGGTGGTGGGGCGACATTGACGAAACGATGTTCGCCCAGGCCATGGCGGGCATTGACGCGGACGTGATCCACCTGCGCATTGACTCGCCCGGCGGCGACGTGTTCGCGGCACGTTCGATGATGACCGCCATTGCCCAGCACAAGGCAACGGTAATTGCCCACATCGATGGCTTGGCCGCCTCGGCTATGACGGGGGTTTGCATGGCATGCGACAAGGTCGAGATCAGCCAAGGCGCCGGGTTCATGATCCACAACGCGTGGACAATCACAGTCGGCAACAAGGCAGACATGACCAAGACTGGCGAGCTGCTGGCCAAGATCGATGCCGGCCTGGCTGGTGACTACACCCGCCGCACCGGCAAGGATCAGGCGCAGATCGTCCAGTGGATGGACGAAGAGACCTGGTTCACGGCTGACGAGGCCAAGGAACACGGCTTCGCAGACGAGGTGGTGGAGATCGTGGGCAAGAAGAAGGCATCCAACACCTGGGATCTTTCCGCATACGACAACGCTCCGGCCGCGCTGGCCAATCGCAAGACCGAACCCGACGACGGCGCAGCCGCCGCGGCCCACAAAGCCAACCTGTCGCGCCGTCTGGCGCTGCTGGAACGCTCCGCTGCGTAAGCGACTCCCGCCCGCAGTTACTCCGACCGCCGAAAGGCGGTTTTTTTTCGACCAGAGGAAATAGCCAATGCCCTTCAACATTCAGGCCGAGCGGGAGCGCCGTACCGCGCTGGCAAAGGAAACCCGCAACCTGCTGGACACCAGCACCGGTGACGGCAACAAGTGGACCCCGGAAAACCAGAAGAAGTACGACGAGAACGTCGGCGAGATCGAGCGAATCGATGCGGCTATCGAGCGCCACCAGAAGGTCATGGACCTGACGGCCGACGAGGAACTGCGCGAACAGGGCGTGCGCGAGCACTCCACCTCGGCGACCCGTGGTGGCCGGGAGCTGTCCAACGAAATGCGGCTGTTCGACCGCTGGGCACGCGGCGGTGACGGCGCCCTGAACGCAGAGGACTGGAAGCAGGTCAACGCGGCAATGTCGGGCAACCCGGCCGTCAACCCGGAACAGGGCGGCTACACCGTGCCGACCACGCTGGCCGAGCAGATCCTGGAATCGCTCAAGGCTTACGGGGGCATGCGCCAGGTGGCCGACGTGTTCAGCACCGCCGGCGGCGAGCCGATGCAGTACCCGACCAGCGACGGCACCTCGGAAGAGGGCGAGTTGGTGGCCGAGAATCAGTCTGCGACCGACCAGGATGTGGCTTTCGGCACCAAGGGCCTGCAGGTCTACAAGTACAGCTCCAAGGTGGTGACCGTGCCGTGGGAGCTGCTGCAGGACAGCACCGCCGATATTGCCGGCTTCATCGAGAAGCGGCTGCAGACCCGCCTGGGCCGCATCACCAATCGCAACTACACCGTCGGTAGCGGCGTCGGTCAGCCGATGGGTGCTTTCACTGCGGCCTCGGTTGGCAAGATCGGTTCCGCGTCGGCTCTCCCGATCATCACCTATGACGACCTGGTGGATCTGGAGCACAGCGTCGACCCGGCCTATCGCGCGCTGGCGAAGTGGATGTTCCACGACGACATGCTCAAGCTGATTCGCAAGGTGAAGGACGACCAGGGCCGGCCGATCTTCGTGCCGGGCTACGAGCAGGGCAACCCGGGCGGTGCGCCGGATCGCCTGCTCAACCGCGATATCCAGATCAACCAGCACGCCCCGGCGCCGGCAGCCGGCGCCACTTCCATCGCCTTCGGCGACTTCAGCTACTACAAGATCCGCGACGTGATGGCGGTCACCCTGTTCCGCTTCAACGACTCGGCCTACGTCAAGAAGGGACAGGTGGGCTTCATGGCGTGGATGCGCTCCGGCGGCAACCTGGTTGATGTGGGTGGAGCGCTGAAGACCTTCAAGCACGGCGCCGCGGCCTAAGCGCCCGGACCACGAACGGAGGGGCGCCCCGTGTGGGGCGTCCCTCGGAGACGATCATGGCAAAGCAGAAGAACACCGCAACGCGGGTTGCGCCAGTTGTCGCGGCCGAGGCTGGCGCGCCCGTCACGGCCCCGGTAGTCGTTGATGCTGGCGCGGCCACCGGTGAGAAGCCCGAAGAACTGACCGGCGATGCTGAACTGCCGGTTGCCGGGGGCGCCGAGGTGGTCACCGGTGAGCCCGGCCAGGTGGCCGACAGCGTGGATGAAGACGGCGCGGCGGTCACAGTACCGGCAGTCGTCGATGCCGGTGTGGCTACCGGTGAAGAAACCGAAGAACTGACCGGCGATGCTGAACTGCCGGTTGCCGGCGGCGCCGAGGTGGTCGCCCGTGAGCCCGGACAGATTGCCGACGGCGTGGGCGAAGGCAACGGCGCGGCCGAAGCAGAGAGCGCCGCGGCGCCGCCGCACCAGCCGCCGCAGCAATCGGAGCGTGAGACCGTGCCGGCTCTGGTGCTCAGCGACAACCACTTGGGCAAGGTCGGCCAGGTAATCCAAGTCGATGCGGCCCACGCCGAGGCGCTGCGCCTGGGCGGGCTGATCGACACCTATCCCAACGCGATCAAGGCGGCAACGCCGGAGGAGTAGCCCATGCTGCGCACGGTGAGCCCGGCGACCGAAGAGCCTGTGTCGCTGAGTGAAGCGAAGGCGCATCTTGTCGTGATCCATGACGCCGACGACGCGCTGATCGGCGCGTTCATTGCCGCTGCTCGCGAGTCCGTGGAGCGCAATACCGGCTATGCGTTGGTGGAGGCTTCCTACGAATGGACGCCAGTGGGACAGCGGCAATCGCCTCTCCCCATTGAGCCGGCGACGGTGACGAGCGCTGCCGGCGAGTATCCGGTTCTCTTCACCACCACCCCCGGACCAATGCCAGGGCCGTTGCGGGCCGCGATCTTGCTGACGCTGGGCGACCTCTACGCCAATCGCGAAGGATTGGTGGTGGGTGCGACCTGTGTCGAGAATCCAACCGTGGATCGCCTGATGTTCCCATACCGTCGGGTGCTGCCATGAGGCGGGCAGGAAAGTATCGCCATCGCATTGCCTTGCAGATTCAAGAACCCGTGCGTGATCCGCTTGGGGGCGATGAGGTGGAATGGGTGGGCTGGCAGGCAGACGTGCCGGCCGAGGTGGTCCCGCTTTCAGGGCGTGAATTCGTTGCTGCATCGGCTGAGTACGGCCAAGTCACAGCGCGCATGGAAATTCCGTATCTGCCAGGTGTTCTCAACACAATGCGCGCGGTGTTTGACGGCCAGCACTACGCGATCCGCGCCGTCCTGCCTGATCCCACGGCGCGGGGGCACATCACCTTGATGGTAGACGCGGGGCTCTCCGATGGCTGAGCAGATCGAGATCCATGGCCTTGACGGGCTCCTCTCGTCGCTGAAGGCGCTGCCGGTTGAGCTGCAGGGAAAGCCTCTGCAGACCGCGCTGCGTCGGGGCGGCAATCTGATTCGCGATGCGGCACGCGCTCGTGTGCCGCGTGCCAGCGGATTCCTGGCCACGCAGATCGTGGTGCGCAGGGCCAATGCGCGCAATCGGAACAGGGCCGGCGTTGGGCCGGGTGGCGAGTATTTCACCGTTGGCGTCAAAACTGGCAAACGCGCCAAGTATGCAAACACCAAGAGGAACCGCCGGCAGCGCCGGGTTGGCAAGGTCTACGTGCAGGCAGGTTGGGCCAGCTACTGGCGGTATCTGGAATTTGGCACGAAGAAGATGGCGGCAAAGCCGTTCCTGACGCCAGCCGCTGAGGCGAACGGGCCCCAGGCGGCGCAGCTGATTGTCGACCAGACCCGCGCGGCTATCGACCGGGTAATGAAGGCAAGGGGGTGGAAATGATGGTGCCGCTTATTCAGGAGCTGCTGCAGGGCGATGAGGCCGTGCGGAGTCTGTTTGGTGATCCCGTCCGTGTTTTCCCCTCTACGGCGCCGCAGGACACCGCATTGCCTTACGCCACGTGGGATGTTGTGGGCGGCTCACCATCCAAACTGCTTTCCGAGCGACCGCCCGCCGATGGCTGGCGCGTCCGGTTGACGGTTTGGGGGAAATCGACGTCCAAAGCCAACGCTGCTGCGGTGGCAGTTCGCGACGCTGTGGAGACAGTCGGAAGCATCGAGTCCTACAACCCACCGCCCGATGACGACGATACAGGGGCGTTTGGCATCTCCTTCGACGCTCGACTGCTGCAGCTTCGCTGACCAATTCAACGGCAATCCATCGGCCCCGCAAGGGGCTTTTTTCATACCCGGCGACGGGCACAACGCAAGGAAAACCCTATGGGACAGGTACTGAAGTCCAAGCACACCCAGCTGTTCATCGCCATCGGCGCGGCGGAGGTCATCAAGGTGACCCGTGTCCGTTCGGTCGGCTTCCCTGACGGCCAGGCCTCGGAAATCGATATCTCGGACTTCGATGACGACTGGGATCAGTTCGTCGCTGGCCGCAAGGCGACCGGCAGCACGAGCATCGAGGTGATCTATGACTCGGTCGATTCCGAGGCGCTGGAGGAACTGCACCGCACTGGCGCGGTGGTCAACTTCCTGGTCACCGCGCCGGCCAGCGAAACGGCGGGCGCGGATAAGCCTGCGGCGGTAAATGGCGTCATCACCCCGCCGACGGCGGTTGTGTCGAAGCAGTTCAATGGCTTCGTGCAGAACTTCGCGGTGACGGTGGCCGACAACGATGTGTGGAAGGCCACGATGACCATCCGTGGCTCCGGCGCAGTCGAAACGCACCGCCCGACGCCCTGACGGCAACAACGGCGCTGTCTCTTTCGGCCCACTTCGGTGGGCCTTCTCTTTGGCAGGGCGCGCGGATCCTCCGCGTGTTAGCCGTGCGCGGCCCGCGCGCCCTGTCGCCATTCAAGGAAACGGCCAATGAGCAAGACCAACGACAGCAACGAAGCCCTGGCAGGAACGGTGAGCATCCTTCAGGCGTTCACCAGCGCCGGCATGTTCGCCGCAAAGGACGTGCAGCCGGACACAATCGAACTGCCGGACGGCACCAAGGCGGACTTCTTCGTGCGCGCGCTGCCGGATACCGAGTTCCGCCAGCTGTGGAGCACCGCCGACCGTGCCAAGCTGATCGCGGCCACGATCTGCGATGAGAGCGGCAAGCGTGTACTCACTGAAAAGCAGGCCGGCGAGCTGAAGCCGAAGGTGGCGGCAAGTCTGCAGACGATTGCGCTCAAGCACGCAGGCTTCGGCAGTGACGCTGACGCCCTGCGGGAAGAAGCGGGAAACGGCTAAGGCAGCGCGGCGAGGATTGGTTCTGGCATGTCCTCGCCGGCCATCTGCATCGCACGGTGGCGGAGCTGCGATCCACCATGTCGCGCCGGGAGTTCCTGTGGTGGTGGGAGTTCCACAAGCGCAACCCCATCGACCCAGTCAGCATCCATCAGAAGCCTGCGGCATTCATCGCGTACATCACAGCTGCACACAGCCAAGGCGGAACTAAGCGCGGCATGCAGCATTTTCTAGACGCCCTGGTGCCTCGCTCTGACGACGACGAGGCGCAGGACTGGTTCGATTCCCTTGGATGACCCATGGCTGACACGTTCGGGCGCTTCGCAGCGCTCCCCATTGGACCCCTGCTCGCAGCTCGCGACGGAGGGCTTACTCTCGCAACTACCGCAGCCGCCGACGCGCGCAGGTGCGCGCGGTCCGACTTCGCGCTCACGAGCGGAACCGTGGGCGTCGAGTTCGCCGCGTGGGGTGATGACGATCTGGCGGCAGTAGTCGGGTTTGTGAACGATTCCGCGCCGCTCAACGAGCCGTTAGGCTCCAACGGTGCCGGTATCGGGTGGGAGCTGGCGACCGGTCGGCTAGTGCAAGGGATCGGCGCGATTGCCACTGGCCTGCCGACGGTGGCCAAGGGCGATATTGTCGGGCTGCGTGTGGTGTTTGGTGGCCCGTCTCGCCTGCAGCTCTACCTAAACGAGGCGATGGTTCATCAGCGGGATTTGCTGCTGGCGGGGCCGCTCTACTTTGCGGCGTCTCTCTCGGCCACGAAAGCGGGTGGCCTGTGCCTGGCGGTCAACGCCGGGCAGTGGGGGGCGCGCAGTGATGCAGCGATTGCCGGGTGGCGGCTGGATCAGGCACAAGCCGCTGCCACTCGCCTTGCCGATGCCGACTGGCTTTCGGCACCGGGCGATAGCCCCGCAAATGCCCGCTACGAAGGGTTGGTGGCCGAGGGCGTGAACCTGGTGCAGGAATTGAGTTTCTGGCCGTGGGGAGGTGACCCCGTATCGCAAACGGCAGCTGCTGAGTGCGTGGTGGCTGATGCCGACGGCATGCTTGACGGTCTCGCGCTCTCGGGCGGCTCGGGTGCCTCGGTACAGATCCTGCTGGTTGATGAAACCGCCATGCTCGCCGACGCGGCGCCGGTGTTCCGTTGCGCAATCGATCAGATCGAGATCAACGACGACGGCAGCAAGACCCTCCATCTGCGGGACGCGCACGACTATCTGGCCCAGCCCATCAACCGCGGCGTCTTCCTGCCCAATGTCGCGTCTCTGGCATGGAAGCCGCAGCCGGTCGTGATCGGCGCCGTGGCGAGCGTGCCGGCCGCCGGCGGCAATTCGGATGCCACCTCCATGTTCCTGGCCGATGGCCCGGTCTACGTCGATGCGGTTATGGATCGCGGCGACCTGATGGAACCGGGGACGTTTGAAGTTGCGCCGGATCACCAGCAACTGCTGATGAAGTCTCCACCGGTGACGCCTGTGGTGGTGGACCTGTCCAGCGTGGGGGCCGGAATGGCGCCCGCAACGCTGTCTGCAGCCGTCGCCGAGATCATGGGGCGGTTGGGCATGGGGGCATGGTCTGCGGTCGACTGCGCAGCGATCGACGCCGCTACCGGCTATGCGGGGGTCGGGTACTACGCAGGGACCTCGATTACCGGCCGCGATGCACTCAACGCGATCTTGCCCAGCTATGGAGCCGGGTGCTACCAGGATGCCACGGGCGTGCTGCGCTTCGTTCGGGTAGTGGCGCCCGAGAGCTACGAGGGCCTGCCGGCGTTCGAGCTGACCGACGACGATTTGGCCAGCGACTTGGTGGGCGTACCTGACGAAGCTCCCAATCTGACCCGCCGCATGGCCTACAGGCCGAATGCCCAGGCCTTGGGTGCGTCGGACCTGGTCACCGACGTGGTCGACGTTCCGCAGGCGCGGCGTGACGAACTGACTGCCTTGTATCGCGGCCAGGTGTTCGCGGCTGGGCCGCTGGACGCTCACTACCGCCGGGCCGAGGCAGCAGATCCGGTGATCTCGCTGTTCTGGCGGGCCGCCGACGCGCAGGCCGAAATCGACCGGGTTGTGGCGATCTACCAGCGGCAGCGCTTCTTCTACCAGGTCACCGTCCGCGGCGATCAGCAGCTTGCGCCGCTGCCCGGGCAGATTGGCCGGCTGTCCTACGGCCGTTACGGCCTGGCCGACGGGAAACCGGTGATGGTGCGCCGAGTCGAGCGAAACCCAGCCACGGGTGATGTGGTGCTGACCTTGTGGGGATGAGAACGTGCTTATCGGATTTGGAATGCCGGCTGCGGTGACCGTGGCGCTGGCTGGCGGGACATGGCTCAGCAGCGATCAGGGCTCGGCTCTTTTTGACGGCAAGCCTGGTCGCGCCAGTCGGATCCGCAGGACGGGGCCACTGTCGGTCACTGTCACGCTTGCTCAGGCTGTCGTACCTGGGATCGTGGCAGTGCTGGGTCTGAATGTCCCTCCTGGCATTGAGGTTCGTGCTGCAGGCGCAGTGGGCACAACCACGCGGCTCCCTGACGGCACCGTGTGCGCGTGGCTATTTCCACAGGCGCAGGTGCCGCTTGCGACCGTGTCGGTGGAGATCGACACCAACGTGACCAACGTCGATATCGGCGAGATTGCGATCTTCCAGGCTGTCGACGTAGGTATCAGCGACGGATGGGGAGTTGCACCAATCGACACGAGCGCTCACACGCGAACGAAAGGGGGGCAGGTCAACACCGTTCCCGGCGTGGTGTACCGCCGCCTGACCTGCACCTTCTCGGGTCGGCCTACCGACGTCGTTCGTGGCGGCGGCCTGGCCGGTGTCGATTGGGAGACCGTCGCTGCGGCGCTGGCTGGGCGACGCCGTTCCTGCGTGGTCCCTCAGTACAGGGACATGGCAACAAAGGAACTGGACCCCAGGTTGGCGGCGCGATCTGCGCTGTATGGCTACCCGACTCAGCTGCCGAGCGCGGAGAACATCAGCCGGCAGTACTTCACGGGATACATGGAGTTTGAAGAAGTGCCTGCCTGACCGAGAAGCCTCACGACCCTCATCTATCGGAGGGCGCTCGTAGAAAAGCCGGATCCACCGGCAGCCACCAAGAGTCCCGCCATGAGCGGGGCTTTCTAGTTTCTGGAGCCGCGATGTCTCTCTACACCCTCACCATCGATCTGCTGATGAAAACGGGCTCTTTCGAGCGCGATAGTGGGAAAGCTGCTCGGCAGTTTGAGCAGCGAATGCAAGGCATGCAGGCATCGGCAAGGCGCGCTGGCACCGCGGTTGGTGTGGCGATCTCGGCCGGCCTTGCTGCAGCGGGTACTGCGGCCGTGCAGTGGACCCGCCAGGTTGCGCAGCTCAGCGTTGAGTATGATCGCCTCGCGGTGCTGTCCGGAACAAACGCCCAGGTGTTCCAGCGGATGGCAGCTGGCGCCAATACCGTGGGGGTGAGCCATGAAAAGTTGGCCGATATCTTCAAGGACGTGCAAGACAAGATCGGCGACTACATCCAGACTGGCGGCGGCGCCATGGCGGATTTCTTCGACAACATCGCGAAACGGACCGGCGTTACTGCTGAGCAGATGCGGAAGCTGTCGGGGCCGGACGCGCTCGGGCTGTACTTCAACAGCCTGGAGCGAGCCAACCTCTCGCAGTCTGAGATGACCTTCTATCTTGAGGCTATCGCGAGTGACGCCTCAGCACTGATTCCTCTTTTGCGGGGCAATGGCGCAGGTTTCAAGCAGTGGGGTGACGCGGCTGAGGCCGCGGGAGCGATCATTGATGGAAAGACCAGCAAGGCAACCGAGCGTCTGCGCAAAGTCAGCATGGAAGCCGATTTGGCGGTTCAGGGGCTGAAGATCAGCGTGGCTGACCAAGCACTGCCCGCCCTCTCCGATCTTGCCGAATTGCTGAACGATCCTGGCTTTCGCCAAGGCTTTGGCAACATTGTGGAAGGCCTGGTTGCGATAACCACCAAGGCTGCCGAAGCGGCTGCCATGATCGGCAACCTCTCAAAGATTGCCGCCGATGCCTTCAAGCCCCGCGACCAGCGCGGCCAAGGCGCGCTCATTGAGGAGCGGATGCAGCAGGAAGCAAATGCTGCCGGCGCCCGTGACGTGGCAGCGAGGGCTCGCGCCGGTAAGGCTCGCTGGTGGGAAGGCCCATTGGTCCTCAACACCAACAGCGAAGAGAACGCGAAGGGCTGGGATGAGGCGGCGCGAAAGGCGGAGGGCGAAATTGCCAAGATTGATGAGGCATTGCGTCGCCGCCGCATCGCTGATCTCGCGAAGGAAGTTACCATCATCGACAACGGCCAGATGCTGCCGGAGTCGGTGCTTAAGCCCAATGGAGTGGGCTATAGACCTACCGGGAACATCGACAAAGCAGGCAAGGCAAGGTCAGACAGCGAGGCAAGGCGTCGCGCCGACGAAATCGCGCGCTACCGGCAGCAGGCACAAGAGGCCGCCGGCGCCATGGAGGGGCCGCTGGCCGAGGCCATGGCCAAACACCTTGGCAACATGGCTGAGTACAACGATCTGCTGGCCAAGGGCAACATTGCCCAGGCCGACGCCAACGTGCTCATGGGCCAGAGCGCCATGGAGTACGCCAAGGTTGCGGCGGAAGTGGAGAAGGCCATGGCAGGGCCTGAGCAGTTGCTGGCAACCTTCGATACCGAGCTGGTCATGCTGGGCAAGGTAGGGCGAGCCCGTGAGCTGTATCGCCGGCAGCTTGTGAACGAGAAGGACATGCGCGACGAGCTGCAAAAGGCAGTCGAGGCAGCCGGTAGCAAGGAGGCACTGGCGCTGGCCAAGGGGGCAGCCAGTTACGAGGAGTACGAGCGGTCCGTGCTGGCGGCGGCGGCAGCTGCTGCGGAACTGTCTCTGCAGGTTGAGGAATCCGCAGCGCACGTCGAGGCGCTGGCCAACATAGTCGTCTCTGGCTTGGCCGACGGTGTCGATGCGTTTGCCGACTTTGCCGTGGATGGGTTGCGCAAGTTCGATGATCTGTGGGACGGCTTGAAGAACGCGGCGAAGCGCGGGCTGCGCGACATGATTGCTGAGATCGCGAAGCAGAAGCTGATTATTCCGATCCAGACCCAGATCATGAGCGGAATCAGTGGACAGGGTGGAGGCTTCAGCCTGGACAGCCTCATGGGTCTGTTTGGCGGAAACGGATCGGCCGCAGGTGGCAAGAACCTGAGCAACATCGCCGGCCTCCTGTCGAAGGGGCAGGGGTTGTTCAGCGCTGGCGCGGGCGCGGCCAGCAGCGGGATCAGTGCCGGCAGCCTCGCAGGGTTCGGAAACAACGTGGCTGCGTTCGCCGGCGGCGGCGCCTCCGCAGCGAGCGGAACCGCAGCAGCTGGTGCCGGTGCCGCATCGACGGCCGCCGCCGCGGTGCCAATCATCGGCTGGATCGTCGCCGGCATGATGAAGAATGCCGAGCTGTTCGATCAGGGCTGGGACATTGCCAACGGCTCGAGCTGGGCCGGCAAGATTGCAACGGCCGGTGCCGTTGGGCTCGCGGATAAGGGGTTCCGTGGACTGGGCTTCAACGACAAGACGGCATCCATCCTGTCGGGTTCCAGCATCCACGCCAAGTTGTTCGGCCGCAGCGCGCCCAAGGTTACCGGGCAGGGCATTACGGGCGATTACGGGTTCGGTGGCTTCAACGGCCAGTCCTACGCCGATATCAAGGCCAA